GTTTTAGTTAAAAATTCTGGGAAAACTTTATTGTCCTCATTAATAGCGACCTACGAATTATTTAAACTTTTGGCTGTTAAAAAACCAAATACTTATTACGATATGCCTAAAGGTTCTGACTTACACATTATGTGTATTGCAACAAATCAACAACAGTCTAAAGATACTGTTTTTTCTGAAATTGAATCAAGAATTGACCATTGTGAATGGTTTAAAAATAAAAATTACAAGAAGCGTTCTTTAGATTATGAATTTAAAACTGACGAAAACTCAATTCATATTAGAGCAGAACATAGTAATTCAGCTTCCCTTGCAGGCCATACTTCAAAAGCAGTTGTGTTAGATGAAGTCGCTCGTTTTAAAGAGTCTGGTGGTGAAAGAAGTGCTAGTATTGTTTATGAGACGGCAAAAAGAACATTGACAACTTTTGGACAGCAAGGGAAAATGGTTTCTATTTCATCTCCAATGCATAAAGATGATTTTATGATGAAACTATTAAGACAAGGTAAAGAAATGGACAATGTTATGACTGTTCATAAGTCTACTTTTGAGGCTAATCCTAATATTACAAGGGAAGACTTGGCTATGGAATTTCAAAGAGATCCAGACTCTGCGGCAAGGGATTATTTAGCTCAGCCTCCTGAATCTCTTGAAAGTTATTTTAAGGAGCCAGAAAAAATTGAAAAAGTAATAGATGAAAATTTTAAAGTTTCTGCAAGCGAGTATGAAGTTCCAGATATTGAACCTATTGATTATCCTTGTTTCCTTGCAGGCGATCCAGCTTTCAAGAATGATAGATTTGGCCTTGCTATGTCTTATTTTGATCCTAAAGAAGGTTTAAAAATACCTATAGCACATTATTTTGAACCGCATGGTGGTTCTATAGCAGAAATAGATGCTGAAAGAGTAGTTAATTATATAAAAGAAATTATTGATAAACATAATGTTTCATTATTTATTACTGACATTTGGAATTATCCAAGTGCCTTGAAAGAAATTAGAAAATCGGGGGTTAAAATTGAACAAAATAATGTTCAAAGAAAAGAATATGATGCTCTTAAAGAACAAATATATGAGGCAGCAAAAGATGGTAGAAAATTATTACCCCCCAATGAAGTTCTAATTAAAGAATTAAAACAGCTTGAACTTCATCAAGGTTCTAGGATTGACCATCCAAGTCATGGTAGTAAGGATGTTGCTGACGCAGTTGCAAATTCAGCATATCATTGCATACAAATGAAGGATGGTGCTGTAAAACCAATGGCGTATGTTTTCTAATTTAGGTGTTATTTATGTCAAAAAAAGAGAAATTTAATTTATCAGAAAAAATTAAAAAAACAATAAATCTAGGGAGTAACGACGGAAAAAATAAAACTAAAAGAGAAAGATTAACTGTAGGTAATAATGCTGCAGCTTATGGCACAAACAAATCTGGAACAATTGATAAAATAAAGTCATTCTTTTCGTTTGGTGGTGGAAATAGTGGAATGATGATTGAAACAACTGCTGATGCTAGGGAATGGAAAGATGAATGGCCTAAACATATGAATAATTATCATGATGTCTATGAAAAAGTAAGTATTGTTAGAAAATGTATAAATCTTATTTCTGATTTTACTGTTGCTATTGGATTTGAAATAAATACTGATAATGAAGAACTTGAACAAAAAATCGAGGAAATGTATAAAGAAACCAATTTTTCTGAAGTATTAAAAACTGCAATAAAAAAGAGAGAAATATGGGGTAATGCTGCTTTTCATATTATAAAAGATGATGAAGGCAACATTGTAGATTTTGTACCATTAGATAATCAAAGATTAAGAGTGGAAATAGACCCAGAAACTATGAGAATAGATCATTTTAAATATACAACATACAAACAGGGACAAATTAAATTAAATAATGATGATGTTTTTTATGTTACAAAGGATGCTCTTGATACAAGATTAAAAGGTGTCTCAGCACTTGAAAGTATAAAAACTACAATTAAAAGAAAATGGAACCTTGAAAAAGACTTGGAACAAGCTGCTAAAAGATTGTGGGCACCTTATAATATATTTAAGTATGATACATCTTACATTAAAGACGAAGAACAGCAAAGGAAAGAAATTAGAGAGTTTATTAATAAAATTGGCCCAGGTAAAACTATTGTGCATAATCAAAATGTTGAACCAAACTTAATAGATATGACACCAGATATAAATGCTTTAAACAGTGCTATCCGTTCTGCTGACGAAGAAATTATTGGTAATTGGGGAATACCTAAAGCACTTTTATCAAGAGAAAGAACAGAAGATATGAGCACACTTGAATTTTCAATACAAACTCTTTACGAAGGACCTATTTCTTCTACACAACAATATTTTAAAAATGAAATTGAAAAACAGATTTATAACCAAATAGCTGAAAACATAGGAGTTGATTATAATGAATGTGAGCATATATGGAGAGCTAATAAGTTCCATGATAGCCCAACCATAAGAGCACTTACATATGCTGTTAAAGAAGGGGTAATAAGTCCAAAATCAATGATAGAAATGCTTGGTTGGTCGTCTAAATCGCTTAAATCTGATATAGATGACAAAGCTGAACCTAAAGAAAGAAAACCACCAGATGAAAGGCCAGTTACTATGAGTCAGATAAAAAGAATAATTAGAAATAGAGGAGACCAAGAATTAATTAACGATTTACAAGATGAAGGATTTTTTGAGGAGGTAAACTAATTATGATTAACAATCCAGTATTAATTAGTTTTACTAGTGCATTAATTGCAACTGTTGTTACAGTTATAATTACATCTTTAGAGAAAAGCTATAACATCGGTGGTGAACTAGGAAAAATTAATCAAAATTCTAAAAAAATTGAAAATTTAGACAAAAAGATTAACGTTTTAAACGATAAAAAGGTTGATAAGGAGATGTGTAATTTAATGATTAAAAGTATAAAGGAACAACTAGAAATGTTAAACAAAAAAGCTAACGAAAATCATAAATGTATAAAATCACAAATGACACAAATTAGCAAGATGGATACTAAAATGAATCTTATTCTAGAAAGTAATGGAGTAGATTCGAAAAAAGAAAAAGAAAAGGGTGATTAATTTTTATATTAAATGGTGGTTTTAATGAGTAATGATAAAGAAAAAACCAGTATGAGAAAAGAAGAAGATGAGTTTGAAGATAAATTTATTGATGAATATTCTGTTGTTTCTCCACATGAACCTCCAACACTTGAAGATACTTCTTGGGATGCAGACAGTGCCGAAGCTAGTCTTAGAAGATGGGCTGGGGGACCAGATAAAGATGACATTAATTGGACTGACTATAGAAAAGGTTTCCTCTACTACGATTCAGGTAATATTGAACAGTGGGGTTCCTATTATTTCCCACATCACAAGATTCAAGATGGCGAACTTGTAACAAGCGAAAGAGGAGTTATAACTGCTGGAAACTATTTACAAGGGGCAAGAGGTTTTGATCCTGATCAGTTACCAGATGAAGTTCTTAGTAGGGCAAGGTCACACTTGGCGAGACACTATACACAATTCGACAGAACACCGCCTTGGAGAGAAACAGATGAAGAAGAGGAGTCACTTCAAGAGGAAGAAACTTGGACTAGAAGTGATGCAGAGAGTTGGTTAGCAGACAATGATTTTCAATATACTGGAACAGTAGGTGGAGATGAGATACCAATTGTAGGACAAAATTTCTATAACTATAGGCAACTTGACCCAGATTTATTCGATGAATTTAGAAGAGACGAATCACCATTTGGATTTGATGAAGGTGATGGTGTTCATGCTACATATGGTATAGGTAGAACAGATGATGATGATGAGGATGTATTAGAAGTACAAAGCATACATTTCTATCACGGAAGAGGCGATGAAGATGAGCAAGAACAAGAAAATGCTGAATTTATTGGAGCAGGAAAATATAGATGTCCAAATTGTGGAGTTTATCTTAGATCGCCAAAAGTAGAAATGTGTAATAATTGTGGTGAAGAAGTTGATCCATTTGAAGCTATAAATCCAATTAGACTACAAGAAACTGATGAATCTGAAATTAAAATAGTTAAACACTGGAAGCGAGGAGAACTTATTAAGAAAGATGAAAAAGTAGTCCATTATGATATATTCTTTAGTGATAAACATTTTGTAGCAAGTGATAATCCAATAGAAAATGAAACAATTTGTTCTTTAAGAAAACCATATAAAAAGAATTTCATTGATGAAATTGATAGAGAAATAAAATTTATAAATAAAAATGAAGTCGCTGCAATAAACAACAACGAATCTTGGATGAAAACTTTATACAGTAATAAAGGAAAAATATTAAAAAGTGAAGATTGTTACGCTATTGAAGTTCAAGACAAGATACTTTGTATATCTGAGGACGAGGAAAAAGATAATCTATGGAAAGCTAATACAATTGAACTTGATGAATGTTGTGAATTTAAGACTGAATACAAATTCCAAAAAATAGAAAAAGGCAAAATGTTACTAAGTATGAATTCTACACCAATTGATGTAAATTCTGTCCAATTTAATGATAATGAAGTAGTAGTTAGTGGTATGATAATCTCAGAAGGCTCTTGGAATGGTGTATGGTTTTCCGAAGAAGTTTTAAAAGAATTAACTGAAGATGAACTTAGAGATATAAGTATAGATGTAGGAACACATGATAATAAAGAGGAAGATGTTGGTGAAATACTTGACATACAATGGATTGACGATATGAAAGGTTGGTACTTTGAAGTTAGAATAGAAGATGAAGCATCGTTGGAGAGATTACAAGAAATGGATAGCCCAGGATTTAGCATTGAGACTGATATATATGTTGATAGAGAAAGGAATAAAGTTGAGGAAGTGGCTTCAATTTCTAGTGCTGTGATAGTACCTAATCCAGCTTGTAAAGTATGTTATATTGATGAGGAATAACACATGAAGTATAAAGAAAAACTTAATAAGTCAAAGGAAACTATATCAAAACATATGAGTGGTAAATCTCATACCATACTTGTAGTTAAAGATGAAAATAGAAAACCTGGTTTCAGATTGACTCCTTGGTGTAAAATTTATCCTAAGAAAGGCAATACAGAAACTCATTTAAATAGTATAAAATTTGAACTTATGTCACATGGGATAAATTATGATGAAAGAGACAATACAATAACAGTAAGTAACATTTCAAATTGTCAACTTCTTTTAAAACTTTTAGATGAAATACCAGAGTGGTGGAGAAGAAGTTTAAAGATGATTTCAGAAGGAAAACATAAGGAACCTAGAAAACTATTAAAGATAGTTAAAACAAAAAATGCTAATTCTAATTATAAAGGCGAACCAAAATGGACTGTTGATGAGATTAGAGAAGAGATGAAAAAAATAGACTTTGGAAGCAAAAATAATTAGTTATAAACTTTTTTTCTTATTTTTAGTACCACTTTTTTGTCGAAAGATACATAATTTATGGCTAAATTTTATGTAAGACCGAAACATATATATACCCCTTCTTACATTATAGGGTAATAGCTATTTACGGTGTATACTATGGGTAATAAAGATATTGAATTAGACAAAGATTCTATATTAGGTGTAAAGACATACAGTAATAATAGTGATTACAAAAACTTTTCAATAGAAAAAAGTCCTGAAGTTATTAAGGACGAAGTTTATAATTTTTCAGAGAACATTGGTGTAAATGATGAAGTTATTTTCGACTTAATGAGTCCGTTGTTTTCTAAAGATACTATTGAAGACTATTATGACAATTTCTATAGTTTAGAAGATTATGAAATAAAAATTTTTGAAAATGAAGGTGATAATTTGAGTGAAGAAAATGAAGATTCTGATGAGGAATTAGAAAAATTCCAAGAGAAAGTCGATGAACTTAAGGAAAAACTAGAGGAAAAAGAAGAAACTATTAAAGAGTTACAAGAAAAAATAAAACTTGGAGTAATTGACGAAATAATTGAAACTAGAAAAGAAAAGAATTACTATGAAGACGATGAAGAAGTTGAAGATGATAGAGAAAGACTATCTAAATTCAGTAAAGAAGTTCTTGATGAATTACTTGAAGAATCAAAAAGAATTAAGGTTAAACAGGAAAAGAAATTCCAATCGAAAGTAAAAGAAACGGAAAAAGATTTTGAAGAATATGAAACAAGCGGAAGAGAAAAGAAAAAGAAAGATTTGTATAAAAAAATGTTTGGAGAAGATAGGTGATAATTATGGCTGCAGGAGATATTAAATATACTTATTCGTTTTTAGTACAAACAATGAATGTTGATAGTGGTGTAGAGAAAGGTGATATTCTGGTACAAGGGGATACTGCCGATGACTATCATCTTGAAACGCCTGGTTCAACTGATGATCCAACCCATATTGACGGCGTTGCGATTGAAGACGAAGATGAAGGAGAAGCAAGAGTTCTTCTAACTGGTGTAGTAGAAGTTGATAGTGAATACGATATGTTTGACACAAATGATTGGGAAGATCTTGTCAATATAACATTGTTAAATAACTACAAGCTAGAAACTGAAGATGACAATATTGTAATACTTGTGAGGTGATAGATTATGGTTAATGATAAGATATTAGTTAGTGAAGATATTACTGACGATATGAAAGCGGAAGTAGTGATGGAGAGAATAAATGAAATAATAAGACACGATTATTCTCTTCGTGACTATACAACTGTTGTAGATACAGGAACTAGAAGACATGCTAGGATTCCACTAAGAACAAAAAGAGTAAGAGGTGTGAGAGACGTTGGTGAACTAGAGGAAGCTCCAGTTTCAGCACAAGACTATGATTACATTGAGAGAACATTGAAGAAAAATGTAACTCACATTGCTATATCAGAAGAATCTAGAATGTCAGCAGAAGAAAACATTTGGAATCAACATGTTAGCGATGCATCTCAAGAAATCGCAAGGCTTGAAAACCTTGATGTTAAAGATGTAATTGAAGATGACACAAATTGGCTAACTTATGATTCTACAACTGATTGGACAGATGATAACAATGATCCTTTTGATGATATACTACAAGCTGCAACTGAAATGAGGACATGGGATGAAACTGCCGATGAAAATGCAAGAGGATTTGAACCTGACACACTGTTACTTGACCCAGGTAGTTATGCAACACTTATAAGTAATGAAAAGGTTGTAAAAAGATTAGAAAGAGGAGCAACTGCTGAAGGCGAAGTTCAGTCACTTGCTGGTTTCAATTTGGCTATGGATAAAACATTAGATTCAAGCAATGAAGAAGTTTATTTACTTGACACAAGTGAACCAGGAATTGTTCTTTTCGATGGTCCAAGACTTGTAAGAGACTATCAAGATCCTAAAGCGTTCTTTGATGGTTACAATATTGCCGACTTCTTGTGGGCTGAACCTGTGTTAGAAGAAGCAATTATAGCAATACAAGATATAGAAACAGCTTAGAATTGATTGACTGAAAAACTTTTAAATAAAACCCTTTCCTTATTTACTATAAATGAGGTTTAATTATGCCATCTGAAGAACAAGTAGAAGAGGTAAGAGCAGCGTTAAACAATATTAGTGAAGAGGAATTATCTACAGATACTATTGAAATAAAAATAAAAGATGCTGAATATTATGCAGATAATAAAGGACTTGAAGGTTATGAAAGAGAGAAATTTATTAGAGCATATGCCGCTTTAAAATCATTTATAGTTTCCAACACATATAGTAGAGTTGATTTTGGCGACGTTTCTGTTGCCAGAGAATGGCAAGAAATATTAAGAAATTTAGAGGAAGAATTGAAGGAAGTAGCAAGCATTCCCCTTGTTGTTGATGATAGCCATATGTTTGATGAAAGACCATCAGACAGAATTAATACCAGCAGAGGGGAATTAGAAAATAAATAAATATATTGATGGAATACCCGTCTGATAAAATGGAAGCAGGTTTAATAGTTAAGTTTATCAATCAAGCAGACGATTTTATAAAAGAAGCAGTAGATGAACAAAGTAGATCAGTTTCTGAAGCTGCTAAAGATTTAAAAGAATTAATTCAAGAGTCAATTGAAACTGGAGGACCTCCTGGTGTTAATTGGCCTCCTCTTTCAGGAGCTACATTAGAAATAAGAAAAGCTAAAGGAATTGAAAGGAAAACACCACTTTTTGAGACTGGTGATATGAAAGATAGTGTTGAATATCATCAGATTATAGATGATAGCTCTTCTAAAAAAATGTTTGTTGGTTGGAGAAGAAATGATGAACTTTTAAGAAAGGCTTCTGTTTCTATTTTTGGTACAACATCAGATGGGTTTGCTAAAGGCGCACATATATCTGTAACCGAAGCCATGAGAACAATGATGGCATTAGAGTATGGTATACATATTACACAAACTAGTATAAAAATACCTCCAAGACCTTTACTTAGGCCTTGTGGAAGAGTAATACATGATAAATATAATGGTGATTTTAGTGTAACTTTAAGATTTACACCAGATGAATTAGGTCTAATTTTGGAGCAAGATAAATATGAGTATTAAACCTATAAAAGGAGCAGGGCAAATATTAAAAGTATTCGAAAAAGAAATAACTTATATTACTACTAAAAATGTAGAACCAGATGATGAAGATGGTGAATTCCCAGGATATGTAACAGGAAGTAGAAACGAAGAATATGACCTTAAAGCTGCAGTAGTTCCACAAACAGAAAAACAACTTGTAAATCTTGATTATGGTGATGAACAAGATGGCGATGTAAATGTATATATAAGAACTAAAAATCAAGATATAGAGGAGTTAAAAGAGGGTGAAGAAATTGTAATTAATGAGGGTGATTACTTTAATATAGATGGAAATGAATGGAAAATACTAACAGTAAATAATTATGATACTGTAATAATATGTTCATGTGGTAGATCAAAAGGCGGGGGTTATCCAATTGAAAGCTGAACTTGAAAAAGATTTCTTTGTTGATATTCCAAGTGAATTTGAGGTTAATGGAATTGATGTTAAGTTTAAGAAAAGATATGCTAATCAGTTTACAAAAAATGATTTACCAGCAATAATATTTAATTTCATTGATGAATCAATAGAAAGTTACATATACTTTAATAAATTAGAATCAATAACAAATAAAACTGTTGAATACAAAGTGTTTGAAGATGGAAAATATACATATGAATTGGATTATAATGCAGAAAATATAATAAAGATTGAAAAACTTATTAAATCAGATGAAGAAAACACAATAGGGGACTATTGGAAAGAAGTAGAAAATGGAGATAATTATTGGATTAATCAGGATGGTAATCTTGAATTTCAAGCTAATGAAGAATCTTTACTTGATGATGATAGAAAATTTAGAGTTATATATGAACATAAAGAAATTAAAGTTAATCTGGGTGGAGAGTTTATAGATAGAATACAGATTGATGTTGTAACCTCAAATAAAAAATATGACTATGACGATTCTCAAAAGTTTATAAACGGAATATTACTTAAAAAAGAAGTAACTAGGAAATTAATTAAATATTTAAGGTTAGGTTTCCAACATCCTGATTTAGTTATTAGAGAAGTTTCGGAAGCTACTGATATATCTGAAATAGAAGGTGAAGATTATCATTATAGAAATACATTTGATGTAGAAGTAGCATATAGAGAGAAATTTACCAGAGTATATGATAGTTTCCAAGAAGTTGAATTTGATTTAAATATTGATGGAGAAGATTATAATGAGGTGGTTTAATGAGTAAGTATAAAATAATTGCTAGAGAAAATATAAAACTTTATTTAGATAATATAACAAGATTGTCTATAGGTGAATCAGTTATTATTGAAAATCCTAGTGGAACCAGATTAAGTACACTTGAAAGATACGAAAAATTAGGTATGATTAAATTAATTAAATTAGAGAAAATGACAATAACTACAGTAGAGGATGAAAGTAATGAACCTGAAGAGAATAATATCTCTGATGATGAATTGGACTTCGAAGAATACGAATGTCCAGAATGTGATAGAAAACATTTTATTGATTCAAATATTGGTAAAAAACATTTAGAAAAATATTTAGATAAATTAGATGAATGAGGTGAAAAAATATGCCAAAAAATGCAGTAACAATTTATTCGGATTTAGAACTAACACCAAGACCAGAAGAAATACCAACAAGACTAATGATAGCTGGTGATGACGGAGAAGGAAATAGCGGCGAAATCAAAAAAATTGAATCTAAGGAAGATATACCAGATTATGGTGAAGATAGTGATTTAGAAGATGCTTTAAAAGCTGCTTTTGATGAAGGTCTTAATGAAGTTTGGGTTTACGAAGTAGAGTATGAAACTAGCTACCCAGACGATTTAGATTTAGATGTCATCGAAAATGATTATGTAAAAGCTGAAGAGTATGGCATCACAGAAATTGCCTATGCTGGATTAGATGCAGTAAATGATAGTACTCTTATGATAGATGAAGATAAAACTCTTGTAAGTCTAGCAAAAGATATAAATGCTATACATATATCTGAGACTACTGAAGTTGTAGATAGTATATCAATAGATTTGGACCTACAAGATAGAGGACATTTTGTATTTGCACATGATTACGAAGATTCAATATTAGGAAATGCGGCAGCAGCAGTAACTAAAGTATATCCAAATGATAAATTGATGTGGAAAGGAATAGATACACTTGATGAAAACACTGAATATTCTAGAAAAGATATTGAAGCTATTGAAGATGAATATGTAAATGCTATAACTGAAGTTCAAGAGGATATAGTATTTAGTAATGGTTACAGTACTACAGATGATGAAGGTTATAAATGGGTTGATGTTACAAGAACAGAATTTTACTTGATAGATAGACTTAAAGAAAGACTAAATAGATTGTTCAAAAATAGAAACTTGCCATACAATTCTAACGGAATTTCTACCATAGAAACAAGAATAGATAGCACATTGAGAACATTTAGAGGCGAAAATCTAATAGAATACTATGAAGTTTATACGCCTACTTTGGAAGAAATTGATGTTGAAGATAGAAATAACAGAATACTTAGAGATATAGAAATAATAGTTGGATTGCCTGGACATATACAAGAAATAGAAATTGACTTAATATTGGAGTTATAGATAGGTGATAAATATGACAGATAAAGAAAAAGTTTATAATGTAGAGCATATCGACTTTAAGATTTCAGAAGTAGACGGAGTAGATTTCACAGAAGATGACGGTGAAAGTAAATTAGATCCAGTTGAAGGAATTTCTGATGATGGTTTTGGTATAACACCAGAAGCTGAGACAGAGTTAATTGAAGGTCTAAAAGGTGAAGAAGGATTTAGTGTCGACCCAAGTAGTGCTGCTGAAGGAAGTTTAACTCTAAAAAGTACTAGTCAATCACTTCAATCTATGATTGATTTGTATAATGCACAAACTACAGGAGAAACTGGACCTTTCGAAATTAGAATTGAAGTATCTGATGATGTAGGTGGTGAGGCAGGAACTAGTCCTAGACACGCATTCGGTTTCAGTAAAATGGTAGTTGAAAATGCTATGTTAGTTTCATATGCACCATTTGAAACTGATGGTAGAGAATCTCCAGATTACGAATTTGAGTTTATAGGATACGACTTTGAAGTTAAAGGACCTGAAGAAGATTAAGATTAAAAACTTTTATGGGAGGGTTAAAACCCTCTCCTTTCAATTAAACGGGAAAACCCCGTATTTAAGGTGATTAAATATGTCTGAAGAAAAAAATAATGTAGAAAACCTATATGTAAGTGACGAAATCCAAGAGATGGAAATTGAAGGAGTAACAATTAAGTATAAAGAACTTTCTGGAACAGAGTTCGCTAAAATGTCTGACGAACTTGATATTGATCCAGAAAACCCAGGAAGCGGTTTAAACGAAGAATATTTTGAAAAAATGATTAATAAGTGTGTAGTTGAACCTGAGCTTGATGTATCTAGACTAAAAAGCGGTCCACTTATGGAAATAATGTCTGAGATACAAGGCGGAATAAATTTAGGTGAAGATTTAGAAAATTTTCGGTAAAAGCTAAACGTAGGTTTCCATTTTACTTAGTAGCCAAAGAATTCAATTTACCAGTCGAAGAAGTTATGGAATGGCCTTTGAGCCGAACATTTGAGTACTTTGCATTTCTTAAAGAATGGTATAAAATAAGATACGGCGATCCAGAGGAAATGGAAGATATGGATATGGGTTACGATATGGACGATATGGATATTGATATGCCTAAGATGCCAAAAGGTTCTATGAAGGGAATGCCTAAGAAAGCTAGAAAATATGCTAAAATGAGTAATATGGGTTCAAGAAGATTTGCAGGTAAATCTAGAGCAGGTAGAGGAGCATCGAAACATACATATAAATTTAAATAAAACCTTTTTTATATAAAAATTTAAAGGTATTAAAATGGCAGAAAAAACTATAGCAGACCAAGCTTCGCAAAATAAAGCAGCTCTTCGAAAGTTCCAACAAGAGTCTAGAAAGACTGCACAGGACTTAATGGATATGAGAGCTGCGTTTCTATTTACTGCTTTCTCAATGATGGCTAAAGCTGAAATAGTTCGTATGCTTACTGAAAGATTTCAGCAAATGCAGCAGTCTATGACAGATGCATATAGAGAAATTGAATATCAAGCAGTTACTGCAAGCACAGTTATGACAAGTACTGGTGAAAAGACCGAAGAA